TTCTATTTATACGGAGTATAGCGAATGATATTGCCTTTCGTAGGTGGCTCTTATCAAATGGATGCGCGCAGCTTTGACCACCAGAGGTGTGTTAATATGTACGCTATTGCTAGTGAAAGCGGAACAAGTAAAAGCCCCGCAGCCTTACGTAATGTTGCAGGGCTTGCTAGTTTTGCAATGGCAGGTACGGGCGCAATTCGCGGCGGTATTGAAAGCGCAAACAGGGCTTTTTTTGTATCAGGCGGTGAGTTTTATGAAGTCTTTGAAGATGGAAGCGCCACCAAGCGCGGTGATTTATTGACGTTTTCGGGACAATGTCAGCTTGCTGATAATCCTACACAGGTCATGATTATTGATAAAACATATGGCTATATTTTCAATAAAACAACCAATACATTTACGCAGATAACTGACACGGATTTTCCTACACCGTCCAGCCTTACGTTTCAGGACGGTTATTTTATTGTATCAAATAAAGACAACGCACAAGTTCATATATCAGCTATTAATGACGGTACAAGCTGGGGGGCTTTAGACTTTACAACCGTAGAAGCTTCACCTGATGACCTTGTAGCGGTTGTATCAAATAAGACTAATTTATGGGCTTTTGGTACTAAAATAACAGAGGTTTACCAAAACACTGGCAATGCAACATTTCCATTTCAGCGCATAAGCGGCGCATTTATTCAAACGGGATGTGCGGCGGCTGATACTATTAAAAACCTTGATAATTCGCTTATATGGCTTGGTATTGATGAAAACGGCGACAGTATTGTATGGCGTTCACAAGGCTATAATGCGGTTAGGATATCAACGCAAGCCATTGAGCGTAAAATCGTTTCATCTAGTCGTTTTTCAGAGAGTTTCGCTTGGACATACCATGAGCGCGGTCATGCTTTTTATTGCTTGCAAGTAAAGGGGTTAGACACAACGCTTGTCTATGACCTTTCAACTGGCTTATGGCATGAAAGATCAAGGCGTAACCCTAATACCAATGCAGATGAGCAACATAGAGGTTCTTGTCATGTATATGCGTTCAATAAGCACTTGGTAGGTGATAGGCAAAGCGGAAATATCTATGAAATGTCGCTTTCAATTTATGATGATGCAGGCGATCCGATGGTCATGCGTAGAATAACCCCGCATTACGATGAAGAAAAGCGCCTTATTTCTCATGCTCAAATAGAGCTTGATATGGAGGTTGGTACAGGGCTAAACACGGGGCAAGGTAGCAATCCGCAAATTATGATGCGCTACTCAGATGACGGCGGCTTTACATGGTCTAGTGAGTTATGGCGTGATATCGGAAAGCTTGGAAAGTATTTTACCCGTGTAAAATGGAACAGGCTAGGCAAATCACGCGATAGGGTCTACGATTTTTCTATTAGTGACCCAGTGAAAATACAAATTAACTCAATGGCAGTTAATCCCCCGCCTATTCAGGAAGTAACAACGCAAAAAGAGACAGGCTTATTCCCTCAAACATGGATTAGGTGGTTTGAAAGTGTGAGAAGTACAGTAGAAAGTATTAGAGTTTATACATATGAAAATAGGGTTATTGTGAAAAGCGCGGCTGACTTAATAAATATTGATAGTACAAAGCTTTATATGGTTGACGGTATGATTGATATGGGTACGCAGTCTATTGAAATACCAGCGGGCGGTATAAACATAGCAGGGCTAAACGGTGGGCGTGAAGTTATGGGCTTATATTCTGAGGCTGATAATTATACGATGTTTACCACCCCTAGCGGCGGTTATGCAGGTAATGTATTAATGGAAAGTATGACACTTTATGTTACTGGCACTAATTCAAAAATTTTTGATGCTGATAATGATGGTAATAATGGTTCTTTTGAGTTTACGGGTGTTAATTTCGGCGGCTTTGGTTCTATTTTCTGCACTTCTTTAGGAAGTGTTTCGAATTATCGTCAGTTTTTCATGGCTGAATGCGGAATATATAACGTAAAAGACGGCTTAACCATGAATGGATCTTGGTCAGGCTTAGTGTTTACAGATTGTAACGTACTTGGGACTGATGCGTTGACTTTATTTCAAGAGGGTACTAGCCTAACATTTGACGGCTCTATACGTTCAAATGCAAACTTTGGAGCGTCAGTAGGCAGTTTAAATGCATCAAGTGAATTTATGGATTTTGACGAGGCGAATATAACGCAAAAAGGCGGGTTGTCGCTTACTAATCTTAGAACAAGCGTAAATGACGCATTGCCTAACATTTCTAGCACGTCTTCATATGTTAGGTTTAAAGATTGCAGCGGAATTAGAAACACATATGTAGGTGGTCAGTGGTTTATTTCATCTACCGCAATGACAACAATCTCAAGCGTAAGTGTACCTGTTAAAATTGCAGGCACAACAACATATAACGACATGCAGTGGTTCACAAATAGCACAAGCAACGCTTTTGTATATGATGGGGAACAGGAGATTGAAATTGAGGTTAAAGGCAATTTATCTTTTACAGGCACTAACGGCGATGTTATTAATGTGTATGTACGCCTGTGGGATGATAGCGTGTCCAGTTATGTTGATTTATCTGAAACTGCTGGAAGTACATTAAACGCATCTGGTAGGGCTGAGGGTGTTTCGTTTAATGCTATTGGAACAATGAATAATAATGATCGAATAGAGCTTTGGGTAGAAAATGAAACGGCTTCTCGCAATGTAACAGCTGAGCTAAATGGTTATGTTATTATAAGCGAGCGCGCTTCATGATTAGAAAAGCAACTAATAAAGATATACGAACTATATTAGAGCTTTATAAGGCTGGACTTGATGAGTTAGGGCAGAATTATATAGAGGCGAATTTAGTTGATAAAATATGTTCATCTTTAATCCTAGCCCCTTGCTTTTTACTTATTAAAAATGATACTATCGTAGGCATGGCAGCACTCACAGTCTATAAAGATGAGTTCGAGGGCAAAGCAACACTTACTGATTATATGTTTTATATCAAGCCAGAAAATAGAACTTATCAGCATTTAAGTGGTTTAGTGAAAAGATGTAAAGAGTTCGCACTAGACCATGATCTTCCTTTTCACGTAAATCTAGTTATTGATGGCGATCTAAAAATAAGAGAGCGTCTTTTAAAAATGAACGGGTTTAAGCCTGTTAGGATTGTAGGGAACTTTAATAATGGCTAAAAAAGGCGGCGGCGCACCAAGTACAGCAGGTCTGGAAGAGGCAACAAAGGACGCTATTGATTTGCAGCGTCAGATGTACGAGCAAGGCCGTGAGGATGTGCAACCGTGGTATGATTACGGCGGCGCAGCAGTTGGAAAGCTTTCTGACTTATTGGGATTAAGCGGCGGTAGTGTTCAAACAAGGCAGCAAATCTATGACGAGTTAGCCCCTCAATATACAACTCAAGAACAGTACATGTCAGAAGGTGGTGATAAGGATCTGTACATAGACCCTCATGGGAATTTAACTACAAATTCATTTACGTATAACGAAGGTGATACAATAAATCATGAGTTATACAGACCCGCAGCAGAGCAGTTATCTAGAGATGTAATCAACTATGACGCACTAAACGCGGCAGTTGATGAACGTCTAGCAGGGCAAGAAACGCCGAGTGATTATGGCTCATTATTAGAGCGTTTCGATTTAAGCAAATTTGAAGAAGACGCGGGTTATCAGTTCAGGCAGCAAGAAGCGCAGAAAGCATTAGAGCGATCAATGGCGGCGCAGGGTGCTACGTTA